TAGCGGAGAACAGTCTCTCCCTTGCAGACGCGAAAGTTCCCCGCCCGCACCGCACCATGCGGACGCTTTATCCCAATCAGGTCCACCAAGCTGACCCGTCGGTCTGTCTTATCTGGTTCGCTCCGAACGGAGAGCAAAAGCTCTACGATGCTGACGAAGTATACAAAAATAAGAACCCACGGGAAGGTAAGTTGAAATGCTGGCGGTATGTACTCACCGACCACACCTCCGGCTCCATCTGTGTACGGTATTACGCAGCGATGGGAGAGTCGGCGGTAAATATGTACGACTTTTTACTATATGCGTGGGGGCAAAAGCACAACCCGCTCTACGTGTTTCACGGATTGCCGGAGCTTTTAATCTGGGACTGCGGCACGGGCAACACGGCGCGGGCGGTAACGGCAGCGCTTACCGCGCTTAAAGTAGAAACAAAGCCGCACCTTCCGGGAAATCCGCGGGCAAAGGGACAGGTAGAAGTCAGCAACAATATCGTTGAAACCCAGTTTGAAAGCCGCTTAAAGCTGGAGCCGGTTCATAGCTTTGCTGCACTCAATGAAGCTGCGGAGCGGTGGTGTGCGGCGTATAACGCAAACCTTATCGAAGGACAAGACACGCGCCTTACGCGGCACGGTAAGAAAATCGGCAGCAGGACGGAACTCTGGCAGCGCATCTTACCGGAACAGCTGAGGGAGCTGCCCGATCCGGTTGTCTGCCGGCAGATTTTTACCGCCGGTATTCAAACCCGCCGTGTAGGCGGAGACCTTTCGGTAAGCATTGTCCATCCGCACGTAAAAGAATCGCTTCGCTATAGTCTGCAAGGACTTCGCGGCGTTACCGTTGGGCAGACGGTCAATGTACAGCCGGTGCTTGTTTCTGCAACGCCGACTGTACGCGTGAGCTTTCAGTATAACGGCGAACTTGTTGCGTATGAAGTTGAACCGATTGAGTATGACGAAAACGGGTTTGACATAACCGCTCCCGTACCCGGGGTCAACTACAAAGCAGCAGGCTTTACCGATCGGGAAGAAACAAGCAAGGAACTTACCGCACTTGCGAAAGGCTCAAAGGAGCGTCCGTTCACGGAAGTTACCGGCGGAGCAGGGTTTACCGCTCATTCGCATATCGACGCACAGAGCCTTTTTATCCGCTCACAAACGGGAATGCAAATCACCGTCGATTCCGTGCAGATGCACGACATTTTGATCAGCGGTGCGGAAGCGGCAAAGCGAATAAAAGCGCGGCTCGGCTATGTGCCGGACGGCTTCCTTGAGCGGATGAAGGCAGAGTATGAAAACAATGTACCGTCGCAAGCTATTGACGCACTTGCGGCGGAATACGAGCACGGAGGGGCGTTTGCACAGCTCGGATAACTTTTTTTAGGAGGATGAAGGTAATGCTGACACTACAGGCGAGGAAAGCATTTAAAGTGGTATCCGATCCGTTTACCGGAGACGTAACAAAAGCGGCGGATGTGTACATGAGCGAAGATACCCGGTTTATTGCGGAGTATCTGTATCAGACGGCGCGGGCAGGCGGAATGCTTGCGCTCATTGGAGAGTCCGGCTCCGGTAAGACAACCTTACGGCGGTATGCCATAGACCGGATGCAAACGGAAGGGCAAAAGGTGCGGGTCATTACCCCGCGCATTATCGACAAGTCGCGTCTTACCGCTGCCAGTATCTGCGATGCCATTATTCTGGACTGCTCGGAAGAAAAGCCGAAGCGGACGCTTGAAGGGAAGGCGCGGCAAATTGAGCGGATACTGACCAATTCAAGCCGTGCAGGCTGGAGCCATGTACTCATGATTGAAGAAGCACACGACCTGCATATTCAAACACTCAAATACTTAAAACGCTTTTGGGAATTGGAAGACGGCTTTAAAAAGTTATTGGCAATTATTTTGATTGGGCAGCCAGAAATGAAAGGCAAACTCGATGAAGCAAAAAACTGGGAAGCGCGCGAGGTTATCCGGCGTATGGAAGTACTGGAACTGGCTCCTCTTGGAAGCGGAAAAGATATTGCCGCTTATCTTGATGTAAAGTTTGCTCGTCTTAAAAGGGAGCGCAAGAGTATCATCACCGATGAAGGCTGTGAAGCGCTTGCCTTAAAGCTCAGGCGGCAAACGCGCAGTCAGCAGCTTGTCTACAGTATTGCCTATCCGCTTTTAGTCAACAACTGGATGCGGCGGGCAATGAACCTTGCGGCAGAACTCGGCGGTCAAATTGTCGATGCCGATATCGTCAATTCTTTGTAAGGAGTGGAGTAACTATGGGTGGAAAAAGAAAGATGTCGCTGACATTAGATGATCAGCTTCTGGCGTGTTTAAGCGAAAAGGCAAAAGTAGATGGGTTTGAAAAACCTGCTGCATTAGCTCGCTACCTTATCATAAACGGACTCAATGATATGACGGAGCAAACTGACAGGGTAAAAACATTGCGGGTCAAGATTGAAAATTATCAGGAGATTGCTGCGTATGTACGGGAGAAAAAATTCGGTAAACCTGAATATTTTGCCGCCTATGCGATGGAGTATTACATGAATAAAAATCAGCTGTCGGCTGCACAAAAGGCACGGGCAGAACGCAGTATCGAAGGGTAAAGATAAACGCCTTGCGCTGTACAGCGCAAGGGGCTTATAGGGCTTGAGAGCGCGTATGTCGAGAAAAGTATCGGCTTTGGTGCAGAAGCTCGTTTAACGGCACTTTAAGGAGCATGAACAGTATGAGTAGTGGAACGTATAAAACAAAGAAAGGGCAGTTAATCCGGCTTATTCATGTCGGAAAACAAAAGACCGGTTTAACTGAAGAGGCCTACCGAGCCTTGCTTGCAGGGACAACCGGTAAAACGAGCAGTACGGAACTGTCCATCGCAGAACTTGAAGCAGTACTCAAGGCGTTTAAGCGTTTAGGCTTTCAGGTAAAAAAGATGGCTGCACGTGCGGAAGAAGTCGGACGGGCAACGGCGGAGCAGATACAATACATCAAAGGGTTATGGGAGCTTTCTGCACGGGTAAAAACGGAAGCAGCTCTCAACCGTTTTATCAAACGTATTACCGGCGTTCCGTACCTGCGGTGGCTTGATGTGAAGACTGCACAAAAAGTCATTCTAGCCGTCCGCGATATTGCGGTACAGGCTGGGTATGATCCTGACGGAATACCGGAATTAAAATCATTATAAGGGGGCTTTTGTATATGAACGAAGCGGAAACGATTCTACAACCGAAGCGGAAAAAAGCGGACTGCGATGATTGTTTGAATTACAGAACGCTTAAGTGTCCTTGCGGAATATTTGACAGAAATGAACCGCGTATACGATATGTGCTTGAGATGTCGAGCGGCTGCTGTGATTATGTTCCTGATATGCAATTGAAATTTGAACTTTTCGAATAAGGAGGAGATGGGTGGAAAACTTAATGCAGGAAATGCTGCGGGTGCTTGCCGGACGAGGGGTAGAAAGAGAGCGGGCACTGCGAGCACTGAGAGCGTTAAGTAGTTGGTTCGGCGGGCAGCTGGTATACATACCGCAACAGAAAAGAACACAATCCCTCATTGGGCAAGAAATCTACGGCGTGTTAGCTGACGCGGTAGGAGACGCCGATGCACAGCGGATATACGACATTATTGCGCGGTTTTACGGGGGCGTGCAGTGGTATATCCCGGTAGAAAAAACGGCATTTAGAAAACAGATTGCTCAAGAGATTGCGCAAGAGTATAACGGTTCGGTTGACTCAATGCGCGACCTTTGCAGGAAATACGGAATGTCGTTTAATCAAATGTACCGGCTCTATCACGAAGGGCAAGATGCATTGCGTCAAAAGGAGTTTATTTTTGACGACTCGTATGAAAAAAAACAAGCGTAAATTTTAATGCCGATTATCTGATGATAAGGGGAAAAACAGGATAGGCTGTCGGGTATGAATACCGACAGCCTTTTTTTATGCCTGAATGCTGAAAGCGGGAAAATTCCCGAAACGATACAGCTATTACCGGCGGGCGACTATGTTGCAGGGCGCGACGGGCGGCGCTGGATTAAAAACAATCCGGAGCAGATTGCGCAAAAATCAAACGAGTATTTGCCTCAGCACATTATCGATGAAAACCATTCTACGGATTTACGCGCTCCGAAAGGAGAAGAATCTCCGGCAATGGGCTGGTTCAGCGCTATTACTGCAAAAGAAGACGGCTCCATTTGGGCGGCTGTTTCTTGGACAGCGCGGGGAAAAGCCGCCTTAGAGAATCAGGAATACCGCTACATCTCTCCTGTCTTTACGGTGAGTGCAAACGGAGAGATAGAGAGCATCTTACGGGCAGGTCTTACCAATACACCGAATATAAACCTTCCCATATTAAACAGTACACAGACCGCGCCGGCGGATAATCCGGCAAAGGAGAAAGGAATGAATAAAGAAATCTGCGCGGCGTTGGGACTTCGTGAAGACGCAACGGAAAACGACGTACTGACTGCGATCACTGCATTAAAAACACAGCTCAATAGCGCAAAGCCGGTAGACCTTGCTGCGTATGCTCCGCGTGCGGACTTAAACATGATGGAAGCGCGGGCAGTGAACGCGGAAACACAGCTTGCAGAACTCAACGCTGCACAGCTGAAAGAGAAAGCCGTCATCGCTGTTGAAAAAGCGGTGAGCGAGCGCAAGATCGCACCTGCAAGTAAGGATGCCTATCTTGCCATGTGTGCATCGGAAGAAGGACTTGCAAACTTTGCAAAGATTATGGAAAGCACCCCTGCAATTATACCGGTCGGTGTTTCAGCTGCAGCCGGTACGCCGCCTGCAAGCGAAACGCACACGGAACTGAATGCCGAGGAGCTGAATATGTGTAAAGCGATGGGCTATACGAAAGAGCAATGGCTCAAAATTAAGGAGGGGAAATAATTTATGATGATCAAAGACAGTACGCTGCAAGGCTTACGCACAATGGTGCGTGCCGAGTTCCGGCAGGCTTTTGATGCAGCAGTAAACCGTGAAGATTATAAGGAGTTGGTTACGATTGTAACGAGCAACACGAAATCAAACTCGTATGCTTGGCTCGGTAGTTTCCCGCACATGCGCGAATGGGTCGGCGACCGTGTTATCAATGACATGAAGGAATTTGCCTACGCCATCGAAAACAAAAAGTACGAAGCGACGCTCGGCATTGATCGTACCGACATCGAAGATGATAACCTCGGTCAGTACCGCGTTCTTGCACAAACGCAAGGGCAAGAGACGGTTGACTTCTTTTGGCGGCAAATTGCAAAGCTCATTACCGACGGCTTTACCGCCTTGTGTTATGACGGGCAGAACTTCTTCGATACCGATCATCCGGTGTATGAAAAACCGGACGGCACCGGCAGCAACACCCAAACGTCAAACATCCTCGGTTCAGGAAGCGGCAAGCCGTGGTTCTTGCTCGACCTTAACCGCCCGTTAAAGCCGTTTATCATGCAGGAACGGTTTGCGCCTGAGTTTGATGAAATCAAAGACACGCAAAACGAAACCGTCTTTATGAAAGACAAGTACCTCTATGGTATCCGTTACCGCGGGAACTGGGGTTATGGTCTTTGGCAGCAGGCGGTCGCTTCGAAAGAAGCATTGACCGCAGACAACTTCCAAAAGGCATACGGCATGATGGAAACGTTCAAACGCGACGGCGGTGATCCGCTTGGACTCCGCCCGACGCATCTGATTGTCGATGCTTCAAACCGTGCAGCGGCGGAATCAATTCTTTTAAAACAGAATTTGACCGGCGGCGAATCGAACATCAACTATAACCGCGTGAAGCTCATTGTTTGCCATTGGATGTAAGGAGTGAAGCATGGAAAAGACTGAAAAGACACTCGAACAGCTGGAAGCGGAATATAAGAAAGCCGCAGAAAACTTAGAGGCTCTCGCTCAGAAACGGAATGACGCGGAAAAAGAACTTGAAAGCAATCCTGATGATGAAAAGCTCAAGAAAAAGCTCGAAGGAATAAAAAAAGCTGTACAGACAGCACAGGATAAACTTTTTGCAACGGCGAAAGCTGTGGAAGATGTGAAAAAGGCAGCGCAAGAAAAAGACACTGGCGGAGAGACTCCCGCTGAACCTTCAGGAGAAAAAACGCCGAAAAATCAAGGCGACGGCAATCCTGAGAACAACGCAGGGACTGAAAATTCTGGTGGCAATAGTGGCGCTTCCGGCACGAAAAAAATCCGCATTCGGTGCCGGAGTAAAACCGGCAAGCCTTCATACTTTCGTGCAGGCTTACGCTTCACGCCGGTTGACGCTGAATACGAAGTTACGGAAGCGGTTGCGGAGATTTTGAAAAACGATCCGTGGCTTGACGGAAAGACGATCGGATGAAGTCTTTTTTAACCGCCGCGGAACTGGAACAGCGTACCCCGCGTAATAGTCTGCCGCTAAATGAAAACGGCGAACTCGATACGGCGCGTATCGATCTTGCGCTGACTGACGCAACGGGAATAATCGTTGCACAGCTTCCGTGGCTCTTAAAAGATGCGGAACTTATCAATCCCATCCCTGCGCAGTTTGATGCTGCCTTAAAAGGGATGTGCGCGGACATTGCCGTACACCGTTTAACCGATACGGTAACCTCAAGCGAAGATACGCGGGACTGGTATAAAGACAGCATAAAGCTGTTAGAAAAAATAGACCGCGAATTTAAAGGCGGACTATCCGGGCCTGACTTACAGGAAGCATCCCTTGTTATAGGGGGAGGAGCCGAAGATGCAGATGATCCGCGCTACTGGAAAAAAGGAGCGATAATTTGAGCGGCGCGATGGTTACCGTCGATCTCGGCGAAATCCAAAAACTGGCAGAGGTTCTCAATCATTCTGCGCTTTCAGCCGCTGACCGGCAAGCGCTGATGAAAGGACTTGGAGGAGAGATTGTCGAGCAATCGCGTTCAAGAATCCTTGAAACACAACTCGATCCTGAAGGTAACCAATGGCAGGATTATGCCGCGTCTACGCTGCGCGGACTAAAAGCGAAAGGTCTTGAATCGGTCGTTTCTCTTTTACACCGTTCGGGGATGCTGCAATCCTCGATTAAAGTGCAGCGCAAAAGCAGCTGGGATGTACTGGTCGGCTCTGTTATGGAATATGCCGCCGTCCATCAATGGGGCTATAAACCGCGGAATATTCCTGCTCGTCCGTACCTCGGATTAAGCACTGACGATATTGCAGACTTAACTGAACTTGCGGCACTGTTTCTTAAAGGAAAAATCGGATGACGGTAACGTATTTGGATATACGCGATGCAGTCGTTAAGCAGCTGCAAGCAGCCTTCGCACATGATAAGCGGATAACCGTAAGCTCCCATCCAGGCAATTTTGATGAAGCAGAAATCCGCCGCCTCATGCAAAAGACTCCGGCGGTAATCACCTCTCTTGCACGTATCCGCGATGACGAGATAGAAGATGAATGTTTTATCGAGTTTGTCAGCTGGGTGTTATACCGCGCGGATAATCAAGACCGCTTGTACAACGGCGCTTTGTCGCTCGTTTCTGCAGTAGTCGGCGCTATCAAAAGTTTACATCTTCCCGTTTCTTTCGGCGGCGGGCGGAGCATCAACGCCGAATGCTTGTACTCAGGTTCGCTCGATAAAATCAATGCAACGCTTTGGGCGGTACGGTGGAAGCTTCATGCAAGGGCAGTCAATGATGATGGCGTTATTGTACTGCCTGATGATTTGGATTGGTTCAAAGGATATGACGCACATCTTACCGTCGGAAAACAAACGGCTGATGATGCCGTCAATCTGGAATGAAGGAGGAGAATATGGCAATCGCCTTTACACAAATTCCGGCAAACCTGTTAGTGCCGGGACAGTATCAGGAAATTGATAACAGCCTTGCCGGGGAAACCGGCGATATTAAAACCGCGCTCATTGTCGCGCTCAAAACCAAAACCGGCAAAGCGGCGGAAGGGGTTCCGGTGAATGTCTTGACGGCTTCTGCTGCAGCGGATGCGTGCGGATACGGAAGCCCTGCAGCTCTTATGGCAGAAGCGTTTTTATCGGTCAACAAAATAGAAAAGCTGTACCTGTTGCCGGTTGCAGAACCTACAGCCGGAACGGTGTGGAAAAAAGAGTGCACCGTACAAGCAGTCAGCGCCGGAGCCGGAAGTGTCCGCCTCCTGATAAACGGGCGCGGTGTGTGGGCGGCAGTGAGTGAAGGACAGAGCGCCGATAAAATTGCCGCGGCTATTGTCGCTGCCTGTAACGGGCTTGAAAATAATTCCGTTGAAGCGGCAATCGACAGCGGAGATAACACCAAGATTATTTTTTCTTCCCTTTATAAAGGCGCGTGCGGAAATGTCAACACGGTAACGGTACAAAGTCACGCAGCGGGGGTAAGCGTAACGGAAGGCACGGTAACAGCAGGCACCGGGGTTGTAGACCTTTCAAAGCTTCCTCAATGGCTCGGCGCTAAACGGTGGAACTATATCGTCTTTGATTTTGACGATGAGGCAAGCATCAAGCTGTTAGCGGAAGAACTGGAAAGCCGGTATGCCGCAACGCGGCAAATCGGCGGGCGCGCCTTTATTACGCTTTCCGGTGCATTAGGAAGCGCAACGGAAGCAGGTTCTATCCTCGCGCAAGCGGCAAAGATCAACTCTCCGCATATCTGCCTTATCCCGCGCAAGAAAGATGATGCGACGCTTCCGTGTATCTGGTCTAGTCGTTTTACCGCTGCTGCTTGCCGCATTTTAGCGGATGATCCGAGCGCGAATACCTACGATACCAAAGTCAAAGGCTTAGCAGCCGATGGGGAGTACTCTTTTCACGAGCGGCAAAAACTCCTTGAAACAGGCGTTGCCACATGGCGGCTTGATCCGATGGGAACCGTCTTAATTGAGCGGCTGGTAACCAGCTACACGGAAAACTCAGACGGCGGAAGGGACACGAGCTATTTGGATATCCAAGTGGTTGAAACCGTTGATGCAGTTAGAACCCACATCAATGCGGAAGCAAAAAAGCGGTTTAAGAGCTGGAAGCTTGCAAGCACGGAGGAAAACTTCGGAGCAGGCGCGAAAGTAATGACACCGGGTATTTGGCGGAGCTTCCTTGCGGATTTGTATCAAACGGTCTTTATCGGGCAGAAGAATTGGTGCCAAGACTTTGAAAGCTATAAGGCATCCCTTCATGTTGAAGTAAAGAAAGGCAGTAAAACACGGCTTGAATATATCCATCAGCCGGTCTTGATTAGGCAGTTCTTAATCGGCGCCGGTTTAAATCAATTCAAATAAGGGAGGGTTGAAGAACATGCAGCTATTAAAAGTATCGCGAGTCATATCAACGAGCTTAGGAGAATTGCCGCTCAAAGAAGGCGGGGCAACCTTTAAGCCTTCAAGCTTTAAGCGGGAAACGCAAGTCGGCGAAGTGCACGAGAATACCGGCTATGTGGAAACCCCGACCGCGGCGGAACTGTCATTGACGCTGAACGCCGCCATTGATCCGCAAGCGTTTGCAAATGTCTCCAACGATACGCTTACCATCATATTATCAGGCGGCAGTCAGCACTATATGCCGGCCGCGTGGGTAACGGAAGCGGTTGAGCTTTCTAAGGGAGAACTCAAAGTTGTATACAACTCGGCAAAAAGCCAGAAGTTGACATAAGGGAGGGGGAGAGAAACTATGGATGATATGATTGTACACCTTGAATACCCGATCACAAAAGGTGAGGTAACGATTGATCAGCTCATTTTTGCAGGTAGACCGAAAGTAAAGCACATGATAGCCGGAGATAAATATCCGCGCGGTTCATACGAATACGAATGTGCCGTGATGGCTGCAATGACCGGCGTACCTGAAATTGTCATACGGGAAATGGACTATGAAGATTTTATACACGCCGATGCGGTTATGGGGCAGCGGTTCAATACTTTTTATGAAGTACAGCGAGCATTGACAGAAAGCGACCCTCCCAAAGCGCCGCAGGAATAACGGAAGAAGAAGCGCTTGATATACTGCGGCGCATGGTCAGCGAATTGATGATACTCACTCCGGGAATGAGTTTTGAAACAATCCTTGAGTTTACGTGGAGTGAGTTGAAACGATGGCATAGTTTAGCAATATGCACCTATAAAACGATACACGGAATACAATGAGTACAGGACTAAAAGCAGGCATTGAACTTTTCCTCAAAGATACTTTTTCTCCGGGATTAAGCAAAGTTGCCGCTGCCGGAAAACAATTCGGCGCAGGATTTTTAAACACGGCGGCGACCGTCGATAAAGCGTTAAGCGGTATTACCGGAACCCTTGCGACAATCGGCGTTTCGATGGGAGCTGCGGCAACTATCAATAAGACGATTGACTTTGAGGATAAAATCGCCCGCATCGGTACGGTCGCTAAAATGTCTTCCGATGAAATGAAGCAATTTAAAAAAGAAATATTTGAAGCAGCGATGATGCCTGACATTAAAATGAATCCGGATGAATTAGTTGCCGCTGTCGATGTAATAAAAGATAAAACCGGCGACCTTGCGTTCGCGCAAGCAAATGTTCAAAATATGGGACGGGCAATGCAAGCATTTGGCGTCGACGGCAGCGACATGGGCGGCATGATGGCGGAGTTTAATAAGCTTGGGTATAAAGCCGAAGAGGTTACCGACTTACTGGATGTCATGTATTCTCAAGGGAATAAGGGTGCCTTTACCGCTGCTGAGTTTGCAAAAAACGGCTCGGCTATTATATCTGCCTATAGTAAAATCGGTACGAGCAGTAAAGACCTTAAAAATGCGAATGCTGCTATGCAGATTCTAACGATGGGTGTAAAAGATCCGACTGCAGCTGTTACCGTACTTGAAAGTCTTATGCAGGAACTCGCTGACCCACAAAAACAAGAAAAACTTTCACAGCTTGGTAAGTCGATCGGTATGAATTTGGATGTCCGTGATGCGAACGGTCAATTCAGAGACCTTACGGAATTAATGCCCGAAATCGTTAAAGCCGGAAACAAGCTTGAAAGCCTCGGCTTGAGCAAAGATGTATTCGGTATGATTTTCGGTGGCGTTGCAGTCCGCGGTCTTACAGCTTTTGACAACTTTGGCGATAAACTTGAAGGGTTGTTAGATACCAGCGATGCGGTTGGTGCCGTTTCGGAAGCAGCCGCAAAAAATGCCTCTACGTTAAAGAGCAATATTACCAATCTTCAAACGGCGTTTACCGCAGTCGCAAATGCAGGGCTTGACGGGCCGCTTCGCGCACTCACTTCTGTTCTCAACGAGATGGCAAAACATCCGGCCGTCCTTAAAGCAATATTTAATGCGCTCATAGCCGGTATAGGCGGCGTTATGGCGATGAAAGGCATTGGGAAAGTTATCAACCTTGTCAATAGTTTTAAAGGTTTAAAGAGCGGCAAAATAGCACTTGACCCTATCGGCGGCGGAGCCGGTTCGGCAAGCGGTACACCCGTCTTTGTTACGAATATGGGACAAGGTGGGATAGGCGCTTCCGGCAATACGGCAGACCCCGCGCTGAGCGGCGGCAAGCCGGCAGGCTCACGGCTCTCCTTCAGGCAAGGAGCCGGTATTGCAGGGGTTGCGGCTCTTTCTTCTGCACTTGTCGCAGTTCCGCAAATGCTCGGAGAATTAAACGACATTGATAATAATCCTGAATTAAAAGGAAAAGAAAAATCAAAGGCAAAAGGCGGCGCTGTAGGAGCGGCGGTCGGGTCTATTGGCGGGGGGGCCCGCCGGCGCCCGGGCGGGGGGGGTATG